TCAGGCTTGTACCGATTTTGTACCAATCATCGCTTGCTCTAGCTTTCCGACCTCTGACCAGTCTGTGGTTGACGATAGCCATTTCGCGTAAGTCGTCAGCAACACTTGGATGCTGTGGCCAAGTTGGCCGGCGATAAACGCTGGGTTCATGCCTGCCATTAGACACATGGTTGCGTAGGTGTGTCGGCAGTTGTACTGCGGTCGATGCCTTAGATCAAGCGCCGTCAACGCTTTGCTGAACTGGTCGCCGGTCTGAGACGGTCGGCAGATGAATTCAGACCCGCCCGAAGGCGGAAACACATACTGCGATTTCGTTTTGATTCTCCGACGCTGTAGCATTCGATCAGCGGCGATTTGCTTGGCTTGCCGCAGGGCATTCAACGCTCGGCTATTAAGCATCACCGTCCTCGCATACTTCGTTTTGGTGCGCTCCTCTACTTCCCCATCTACAACGATCCGGCAGACGTGTGCAGTGCGCGCGGCCATGTCGATCTCATCCCATCGCAACGCCGCTATCTCCCCTGTTCTCATCCCGCTAAAAAATGCAAATTCAAAGTAGGCGGCAAATATCCGCACGCCTGGCTTTTTAAAATTCGCGTACATCCATTCAACGATTGCAGATGCTTCATCCCCGGAAAACGGATCTACCTGCTTCTTTGCTTTTTTCGGTAGTTTGATCGGCGTCGCCGGGTTGCGATCGATCAACTCATCTTGCACGGCAGACTTCAGTAGTGAACTGACTCGCGCTATCGACTCGCGCTTAATCGACTGTGTTTCCCAAACTGTTTCGCTTATTACTCTGCGTAGCACCGTCGTGGTGATTGCCGTGATCGGGAGCTGCCCAAGCCATGGCATCCAGTAGGTGTTGATCGTTGCTCGATAGTTTCTGCGCGTGCCGGGTACGATCTCCAAGCTATCGATCCAGGCCTGGGCGTACTCGGCGAACGTCATCACCAGCGATACTGGCATGTAGCTGGAGTTCGGAAACAGCTCAGCGTATCGCTGATCATCCAAAACCCCATGCTTTGCCAGGCTTATTACTTGATCGCGTAGATCGGCTGCCGCTTTAATCCCTTTTGAGGTTTGCGGGTGTGCGAGAGTCTCGCAGCGTCGCTCGCCTCTCCATGTGAAGCGAATGCGAACGGACTGGCCAACGAATTCAACTCCTGTGGGCAGGCCCATTGGCTTTCTAGCCATGCTTCATATCTCCTTAAGCTATAAAAAATCCTGCCGTCAATCTTGTTCCAAACGCCTTCAGGAATTACGCGACGGTCACGCTTGCCTTCCAATGCCCGCTTAGTGGTGCCGATGATCTCGGCCATCCGAGCCTCCGGCACCTTGTCGAGCTGAAATGCTTCTGATTTTTCCTTGGCCTCAGCCATAGCTACCTCCCGCTGCCCGTACTGGGCGGCGCTGTCTTGATGATGTTCATGTTGTGTCCTTACCTCGCTGTGCGGCAAAAGGTAGGCCTGCCGCTAGGCGGCAGGATTTAGTGGGGGTTGTTATATCAAGGAGGCTAAATAGGCCTCTGCGATTTGCTTACGCAGATCTTGACGCTCATGAAGGTTGATGAGGCGCCGCATAAATAGGCGGTTAGTCCATCTGTCGTAGTCGCGGAAGAAGCGATTTCTGGACTTGCGGCTGGCCACAGGTGCAATGGCGATGACCGCTTCTGCGAAAGTTCTCATGAGGTACTCCTAGTCTGATGGGCCCCTATGTTCAACGCGGCGAATTGACGGTTTCCCGACTATTTTCAGTTTAAATTTCTCATGGCCTCGGCCCCTTGGAGATGAAGGCGTAAGCGAACCAGAGGGTGGCTGGCACCGTGAGCAGGATCATGGCGTCAATTCACGGCGCGCCCACCAGCAGACTGGGCCGTCGTCCGTGTCATGAATCGCCATGCAAAACCAACCCTCGTCGTCAGGTCGCTCCGGCTCCCAGTAACTGCAGTCCGGGTTTCCACCTTCGAAATAGCGCTCAGAGACCGCTTCGTCGCAGTGGTATTCGAGCCGCACCATCTTCGCCTGCAAGCGCTATACAGCAATCCACGCCTTATCTTTTCACCGTCACCGTCACCGTCACCGTCGCCTTCGTCGAAGTCGGGCATGTCGGCATGAGCGAACATGCCGTACTAACCGCGCACGACCGGGGCTGGCTGGATCAATTTAATTTCTTCGCGCACGGCGTTTATGTGATCTACGTGCATGTCTACTGGTGGATAGCTGCCCGTCATGTACAGCCCGGCCAGCCGGTGCGCCTGATGCTTGATCCCATCAATCGAGATCTTGACGTAACTGTCTTTGTCGAACTGACCGACCTTTGGCCTGGGCCGGTCAAGGTGAGAGAATGTTCCGACTTCTGGGTCATAAACCACTATTTCCATAAGACGAGCATGGGTTAGCATTCGCGTGTTCATGAGCAAGCGCATCCTTGCCACTAATAGCGGCATAATTTGAACGTACGGGATTTTCAAATATGGTACTTTTCAACTTTGAAATACAGAAAGCTAGCTAGGCGCTCCCCCTCTGTTGATTTTCTGCATTACAAATGCACGCTAGCAATTTCATTGCTGTGATTTAAATAAAATACATAGGAGAATGTAAGTGAGTGAAGGAACTGCTACTTATTCAGCGATGATCGACGTTGCGAGTAAAACTGCTGCTGCAGTTGGGGTTTTATTGGGGATTGCATATGCAGTAGGTTTTTTCTCCAATTTGATGCTTTATTCTGAACTGGGTAGTCATTGGGTCATTGCACTGATTGATTTGCAAGGCATGATTAAAGATGGATTGCCGTTTGTGATGCTGTTTCTTATAATTATGATCGTGCTGTTTTGTTTTCTAAGATCTCAAAGAGGGGGTCGTTATTTATTCATTTCGCTTTGTTTTGTTATATGTCTCACTCCAGTGATCGCTTGGTTTACTCCAGCTGTTGATAGCGAAATAAGCATCCAAACAAAGCTTTTAGTTTACGGAGTAGCGTCCGTAGGTATTTTAGGGATGGGGATGCTTTCTTGGGGGCTACACGCATTCATTGAGCATAAAACAAAAGGCATTTCCATAGTGATCGGTCTAATGGGAATGGCTCTTTCATTCTCAGTGGCCCCTGCATTGGTTGGCTATCTGGATGCGAAAGATCTCAAATTTGGTCGGGAGAAAACGTCTGTTGTTTTTAATGAAAAAAACGAGGCTGTCGGGCTTTTAGTGAAGGTTGTTGGGGGTAAGTTTCTAATAATGGATTGCTTGGTTCTAAATCAACTTTGGCTTGAGGAGGTTTCTTCTAAATATAAAGTTCGGAAGGCTTCTGGGTTGTGTAATCCTCAGTACTGATAAGAAAAAACACTGCTGCTCTAGGATGGTGATTAAGTTTTCAGAAGGAAAATCAGTATAGGGGCGAGGACGTACGCAATCCGCTTGGTGCTGAGTCGCTAGAGCAAGTGGGTCATGGGCAGTCCTTGCCGGGCAATGCCCGGGCGGTGAAGTGCGTAGTTACGCTGCGGCCATCAGCGCCTCGATAATTCGTTGACCGGCCAGCGGCGGCACCGCGTTGCCCGTCATGTGCATGGTCAGCCGGTGGTTGTCCGGCCGAAGGGTGTCGGCGGGAAAGGATTGCGCTGCCATCGCCTCGTCGGCGGTGATCATGCGCATACGGTCACCGTCAACGACTGCCCATCGGTCCAGGGTGGTGATGGTACCAATCGGGCGATCCAGGCTGCGGCCGGTGAGCCCAGACCCGGAACCGTAGTAGGGCATTACGAACCGATCACCGAAGCGCTCGCGGCCATTCTTCACACGGATCAATGTCGACTCGGCGCGACTTGGTTTAATGATTGTCGACCACTTGCCGGCGTTGAAGTCGATGATTTGGCTTGCCGGCACATGCTGGTGCTGCTGGAGCTGCAGGTGGAGCGGAGCCTTGCTGCGGGAGCAAACCATGAACAGGCGCACCCGGTGCTGAGGAACCCCAAGGTCGGCGCAGTCCACGATGTGAGGAGCCAGCGAGTAACCCAGGCGCCGCATTGCGTCGGCCCAGGCTGGGTAGAGAATCCAGTTCAAGAACTCCGGCACGTTCTCGATAACAGCGAAGTCCGGTCGGTTGACCTCTGCATTCGCTACCGGTGCCCAGGCCGTCGAGCGCGAGTTGTCGTGGTGCGGGTTTCCGGCGGCCTTGCCGCGAGCCTTTGCGTGGCCTTGACAGCATGGAGAGGCCAGCATCACGTCATGCTTCGGCACCCGCGACCAATCGGCTTGGTGCAAATCTTGGCACACATGATGTGTCTCCGGGTTGTTCTTGGTGTGCCACTCGACAGCAGCCGGCCAGTGGTTGGCGGCCCATAGGACGTCGAGGCCGGCGTCTTTCCCGCCGCGCGTCCATCCGCCAAAACCAGAAAATAGGTCAATTGCTGTAAGCATAGGGAGTCCTTGCCGGGCCATGCCCGAGGTGTGGTGCTACGATGGCCCCCTTTCTATAAATGGGCTGGACCATGACAAAGCACGATATTTACGATGACATCGAAGGCTTTGAGGTTTGGAACTACATGGAGTGCGACAAAGACGATGAAGGCCGGGAGACCTGGCGTATCAACGTCGAGGTAAAGCGCGGTGGTGAGGTGGTGGTGCCGGTTGTTATGGGTGACCGAACCTATGTTGACCGTGGCCTGGCGCAGGTTGCTGGGCGTGAGGTCGGGGCCCGGTTGATTGCTGGTGCAGGGCTATAGGGCTTCTGTGGGCAGGGGAGTTCAAGCGAGTACGGGAAGCGCGAGGATGTCCTCACCACCCCGCGCGATGCCGGCGTGCAGTTCCACCTTGCTGCCAGCAAGCATCCCGGCGATCTGGGCGTTTAGATCCAGCTCTACCGCCTTGCCTTTCCTGGACTTCCCGATTTCCTGGGTAGCGAGATATTCGCTGATCAGTGCCTTGTCCTGCGCCTGAATCGCGACGAGGTCTTGGCCGGTGGCGGGGCTCCCGAGCGGATCATCATCGGCTTGAGGTACAAGCGCTTTCAGCTTCGACTGAACCTCCCAAACCCACGCTAGTGCAAAGTGATCGCCGGCAGTTTCTGCCGAATACTGACTGCGATGAACTCCTGATCTGACCGCTGAGCAGTAGGCCTTCCGGGCCTGGGTGAGCTTGGTGTGCAGCGCCTCGTACGCGTAAAGGGCGATGTTCTGGGCGGGAGACACTCCGACGAATGTTGCGCACTCAATGACCTGGCCTTTCGCAGAACTCCACGTCCTGTGCCGTAGGGTTGTGCAGCTGAATGCTTCTGCTACAGCGATGCTGAGCTGATGATCCCACGCTTGTCGCCGCTTGGTGCGGAAGAGGGCGGACTCAACTTCACCGACATCGCTCAACTTCACATCAATTTCGTTCAGCCGGTACTCCCGCATCAGTGCCTGAGCCTGCCTGAGCGCAGTGGCGGCTTCGTTCTCGTTTGCGCTCTGCGCCAGCGCCAGGCAGTGTTTTATCTTCCGGATTGCGCGCTCGAGCTTCTTTTCGTCTATCTGTTGTGTGGACATAGGGGATCCTCGCCGCTGGCAAAAAGCTACGGCATAATCTGGAATTGGTTTATTCGGGAGAATCGCTTTGAGAAAGGATTGGGTTGTTTGGTGCGGATGCGCTTTGCTATTTGGTGCTGGTGCTATCTGGGGTGGGATATCGCTTGATATTCAGTTTTTGAAAGTGGCCAATATTCACGATTTATTCGAAATTTTTTCGTCTGCAGCGACTATAGCTGCGGTGTTCGTTGCATTTGCCGGGGTGAACGCCTGGCGCCAACAACTAGGCGCTGAATCGGATCACGCGTTAGCTCAGAGAGTTGCAGTGGCCTCGTTAAAGTATAAAGAGGTTTCTAAGTCTTCCTTCAATGATGCGCAATTCTGTGCGTTGCAGTTTAATGTTGGTAGAGAGATGTTGCCTGTCGAGATTTTAGAGCTATATATACCCGGTTTCGAAGCAAGGCTTGAAAAGAGCCAAGAGTCCAAGGCTGAATTTCTCGGTGTCTTGCAGGAGTGTCGTGCGATTTGGGGTAAGGATTTCTCTGATAATTACGATATTTTGATTAGTCAGACAGATACTTTCTATAATGTTGTTAGTGCGTTATGTCAGTGGGCGCGAATGAGCCCAGAGAATCAAATGATCAAGTCTTACGAGTCTACCCTTAGTAGAAATTATAAGAGATTTGAGCGTGAGGGCTGGCTAACTAAAACTCCGGATCAACTTGCTATGTTTGATGAGTGGGTATCGTCTGCCGATGAAGTAATTAGATCGAAGCTTATACGCTAAACTTAAGGGGTTTTTATGCAGTCGAGTAACACACAGCTATAGCGCTTATCTCCGGTCGGGAGTCGTGCATCGGCGATGCTGGGTATGATGGGGGAACGGCTTGGAGCCGGATCAAGGAGGTGAATATGATTAAGAAATTAGAGTTTTGGGGTGCATTGGGTACCATAGGTTATCTATTAATAATCGCATTGACGGTAATACTAAAACTTGAAGCTTTTCAAGAGCTAAAGCTCAATGAACTTGGTGACTTTCTTGCGGGAGTTTTCGGGCCTGTCGCATTTCTTTGGTTGGTGTTAGGGTTTTTGCAGCAAGGCCGAGAACTTAAATTGAGTACGGATGCATTGAGGTTGCAAGCAGAGGAATTGAAGCGTTCTGTGGAGCAGCAATCTATTATGGCAACTGCGGCTGTTCAGCAAATAGCATCTCAAAAGGCGGCACTGCAGTTGCAAGAAAAAGAGGTCGAAAAGGCTTTATCAGCTGTATTTTCTACTTCGATCGGAGTCAGGCAGGGAGTGCCAGAAGGAATAAGAACTAGTGTCTATTTTCAGAATTCCGGCTTTGAGGCTAGAGACGTTTCTGTCACATTTGAGCCTCCCATTGGTAGCACTGGCTCCGTCAGTCTAGGGAAACTTCGAAGAGACTCTAGAAGTGCCGATATAGATTTTGTGTTCCCTGCCTCATCCGAAGATAGGACCGGACAATGCTTGATCAACTATCTGAGATCGGATGGGCGAAGGGTTTGCGAGGATTTTACATACTCAATACCAACAGATAATCCATTCGTTTTTATAGAGAGAAGGATTGTGTTGGTAGATGATTAGTTCGTCCGAAGTACACCGCTCATGAAGACCACCCTTCTATGTTGATCTTCCTGCCATCGGCGCGAGCCTCCAGCACCTGGGCGCGGTTGATCGCTGCCTTCCAGGTGAAACACATCCCCATGACCTTGCCGGTGGAGCGTTCGACGACGTGATAGGCGCTGCTGCCTTTGTTGACTACCTGAAAGCGAACCTCTTGTACGGGCTGCTCTTTGCCGATCAAGGCGTACATCGCGCTGGTGGCAATGGTTGCGCGGACACGGAGGGCTGCGAGCCCTTCGGCACGCTCTTGAATTGATGGGGGCATACCTTTTCCTCGGTGTTTGAGTTAGGCGAGTAGCATCGGTTGTTCGGCGCGGCGAACCATCCTGACTTCTGCTGTACGGCGTTCTGGCACCCGGCGGTCACGACGCATTGACTCGTCACCGATCATTGCGTGCATGGCGATCAGTGCCGCCAATACGAAGCACATCGGCGAAATGATCTGGCGGCGCATAGCCTCGGCAATCATGGCGGTCTGGCGGGTAACGCCGAGCTTGAACATGGCGCAGGAAAGGCGCTTCGCTACGGTGCAGGCTGCCACGTCGAACTGGCGGGCAATCTGCTTGGCCGTCATGCCCTGGGCAGCAGATAGCAGGTACTGAAGTTCTTTGTGCGCAAGGCCGCGCCCGAGGTGGCCTTTCCATACGCCGTTGATGATTGTTACTTCCATCGTCGTGACTCCCGGTTAGTTTCCCGTCTGGCCCTGTCGCCAAGGCCAGCCAGTGAAATCTTCCGTTCTACTTAAAGAGCTTGGTCCAGTCGGTCCCGCTTTCCGGGGCTGGGAGATCACTTCGCTGATCCCATGCTATCTGGCGGCTTCACCAGTCGTTTGTGGGTTGTTAAGTCCCGCCGAACTCTTTACTAGCCGTTCGTGGCTATTAAATTATTCGTATGCGGGTTTTATGTCAAGCCAGATATGGCTATTTATTTCTTGTTATTCGTATTCGGTTTTGTGGGGGCAAACAAAAACCCGCCTAAGCGGGTTTGCTTGAACTGGTTTTTTCTAGCGACGCTTCATCCAGGAGCCTGTCACCACTCCACAGATTTTGGTGTCCTCTGGCATTTCCAAAATACGGCTTGGATAGTCGGGATTCAGGGCCAACAAGAAAACGCCTTCCTCCGTAATCTGGAGCCTTTTAAATGTTGTCTTGCGATCAGGCTCTGGCGTCCTCACGACTACATCACTGTTGTGACGAGCTTCAATATCCGGATCGACGAGGATGATTTCACCATCCCTGTACTCGGGGAACATGCTTAGCCCATTCACCTGCAGGCAGAATGCGCTGGCACTGTGGGAGTAAGGGCACTGCAGCCATTCCTCGGCATGATTTATAGATAGCAAATCAAAACTTTCGCTGAGCATCCCTGCAGCCACCCATGAGATCAGAGGTACCGGATCATAAAGGCCATGACCGGAACTGATGTTTGATTCCCCGCCCTTGAGGCGGTCAATCAGACCGTTATCAATCAAGTCTTGAGCTTCAAGCTTAAATGCTTTGGCCAACGACTCAACCCGGTCTATACCGGTGTCCGTTTCTGCTTTTAGGGCTCGACCGATCGTTGTCTGTCCAACCCCTGACTTGGCCTCCAATTTCTTTTGGGTGTTCAAGTTTTGCGAGCTGGACATGAGGTACTTGAGGTTGTTTGCCAGGATTTGGCGAGTAGAAAGCATTTTGCGTAGCCCCTAAACCATATACGGCTAATAGTCTCATCTGCGGCTAGTCGTTTGTGGCTTGACCAAGTTATTCGTATATGGCTACGATATGCGTTAATGACTAGATAGGTTAGCCGCTATGCACGTAGCCAATTTCCAAAATGACCTGCTGGGCTTCGTCAGAGGCGAGCTATCTCGCCGCCGCGGTGAATGGCGGGAAATCAGTAGCGCAGCAAAAGTCCCATATTTCACGCTGAGCAAGATCTCGAACGGTGCCACCAAGGATCCTCGGATCAGCTCGATTCAGGCTCTCACCAACTATTTCGTTGAGCATCCTAGGACGGCTTAACCGTTTGATGTCCTCCATTTTCCGCCGAGTTGGAACTCCGGAATAGAGATTATGGATTAGCTGTTAATTCATCCAGTAGCCAAATTACAGACATAAAAAAACCGCCTGGCAGGGCGGTTCAGTACAGCTTCATAACGAGGTGAATAATGATCAATAACGGCCACGCCGTCAACAGCTCGGGCGATGTCGCGACACTGTCCGGCGATTCCGAAAAGGTGTCTCGACACCTCGATTCAAATCAATTCGCTGCGATGAGTGCCGCCCTCATGATCGGCGGCCAGTACTCGCATGCATCCAAGTCTAAATTCCGCCGGAAATGCCTCGATTACTTGAAGGCGTCCCTGGCACCTGCCCAGGATGTTCCCGCATGAGTACCATCATCATGAGCCTGTGCTGGCCGTTGCAAGGCATGAGTGGCCCGCAAAAAGCAGTCCTAATCTCGCTGGCTGACAATGCAAACGACGAGGGTGTTTGCTGGCCTTCGGTCGCTCGTATTTCTGAGCGTACTTGCCTTGCTGAAAGAACCGTTCAGGCTGCCATCAAGTGGCTCGGCCAGGCGCGCATTTTGTCTGTTCGCGAACGGATGGGGCGCTCAACTATGTACACCCTGACCCCCGCAGCATATGCACCCCCGCAGGAGGCGCACCCCGCAGTAGCTGCATCCCCACCCCCGCAGCTCACGACAAAAACCCCCGCAGCAGCCGCACCCAGAACCGTAATAGAACCATCAAGTGAACCGTCACCCCTTGTTTGCGCCGAGCAACCAACGAAAATTTCGAAGCCGAAATGCCCAACCCAGGCAATCGTCGATTTGTTCAACGCAACGATCCCGGAGTTTCCCCGGGTCATGTTGTTGACCAATGATCGGATTGCCAAGGTCAGCGCACGTTGGAACGAAAGCGATGTTCATCAGGATCTCAGTTTCTGGGCCGAGTACTTCGCCCTGGTGCGCTCCAGCGAGTTTCTGATGGGCAAGGTCTCGGCTTCTGGCGGTAATCCTTTCCGCTGCAACTTCGATTGGCTGATTGCCCCGAGCAACTTCGTGAAGGTCGTTGAGGGTAATTACAATGCGTGATCCCTACAGCCTGGAAGCCGAACACGGCGTGCTGGGGGCGATGTTCCTGCGCCCTGAGCTGATCGACGTACTGGCCGCCGACCTGGTGCCCGAGGACTTTTACTACGAGGACAACGCCGAGCTGTATCGCGGGATTTTGGCCTTGCACGGTGATGGTCATCCCGTCGATATCGTGACCGTCGGGGTTTATGTGGGGGATCTGCCTGGTGGTGCGAGTTCGTTTGCCTACGCTGCAGAAATTGCCCGCAATACGCCAAGCGTTGCAAACGCCGCTTCCTACGCCGGAACGGTTCGTGAGCGCAGCCTGGATAGGTCGATCATCGAGCTGAGCGTGCGGATCAACGACATTGCCTACGGTGACCAGCCCGCGGCTGACAAGGTTGCAGCGGTACAGGCTGAGTCCCACGCCATTGACAGCCAATCGGCAACATCCGAAGTGGTCAAGGCTGAGGACTTTCTCAACGACTACATCGAGGTGCTGCAGGCACGGGCTGATCGTGGTGACGAAATTGATGGCCTGTCCACGGGCATTCCTGATTTGGACGAGAAGCTGCAAGGGCTCAAGCCTGGCCAACTGATCGTGATTGCTGGCCGTCCGGCCATGGGCAAAACCACGCTCGCCATGAACATCGCGTCTCACGCGGCCATCCGTGATGGCAAAAGCGTGATGGCGTTCAGCCTGGAAATGGATAACACGGGACTGATGGATCGCTTCATGGCGTCCGAAGGGCGAGTGCCGTTACAGCTGATCAAAAATGGCAAAGCCCCGAACACCCACGGCGCCGAGCTGATGAGTGCCGCCGGCAAGCTCAAGAAGTCGAATCTGTTCCTGTCGGATCGCGCGTCGATGTCAATGAATCGACTGCGCTCGGCGGCTCGCCGCCATAAGCGTCGCTATGGCTTGGACCTCATTGTCATCGACTACCTGCAATTGGTGGAGTCCGACTCGCGCACGTCCAGTCGTGAGCAGGAAGTCAGCCACATGACGCGCACCGCGAAGCTCATGGCACGCGAGCTGGGCGTCCCGGTGATCCTGCTCAGCCAGCTCTCCCGCAAATGCGAAGAACGGCCCAACAAGCGCCCGCTGTGTTCTGACCTGCGCGAATCCGGCGCCATTGAGCAGGACGCGGACATCATCCTGTTCGTGTACCGCGACGAGGTCTACCACGAACACACCGAAGCCAAAGGCATTGCCGAAATCATTATCGGCAAGGGCCGTGACATTGCAGGCGGCACCGTGCGCGCCGCTTTCCACGGTCAGTACAGCCGATTCGAACAGCTCGCAGCGGGCTGGGTTGAGCCGACCAAACCCGAAAAGGTCAGCAGTCTGGCCGGTCGTTACAGAAAGGAAAAAAACTGATGGCACCGATTCGCCTAGCCGTTCCGGTCCCGGCCAATTACCGCTATGCGGTGCATTGCTGCGGCTTCAAGTTGGACATGGACGTCCTGCCTGACCATGCCGTGGCTTTGTTCGCTGATGAGGCCATGGCCAAGCGCTACGGCAATTGGATGTGGCCATCGACTTTTGAGGTCGTTGACCTACTTGCCCGAAAGGAGGGCAACGTTTGAATACCCAAATCAAAACCCTGACAGTAAAACTGTCGGATGCCGAGATTGTGCGCAACGCCAAGCTCGAGCACGTGCGTGACCTGCGTGATGCCGGCCACCCGACGCTGCACTTTCGTTTCGCCAAGAACCGTGCGCGCGGGTCCTGGTACCTGCTCCACAAGCGGCAGTGGCACCGTATTGGCGCCTTTCCCGATCTGAACACCAAGCAGGTGATCGCGGCGTTGCCGGCAGTGCGCCTGCGTGTGGCGGCGGATGGGGCGGCCAGCGTGTCGGGCTGGCTGACTGTCGGCGAGCTGCTCGACTGGTTCTGTGAGCGCATGGCCAAGTCGCGGGCACTGTCTGACAAGCGCCGCGCGGCCATCAAGTCTGCGATCAGCTGCCAGCTCAAGCCGCGGCTGAATGATTTGTTGCTTCGCGATGTCAACGCACAGGCCCTCGACCGGTTGCTGATGTGGCCGGTGCAGGCTGAGCTGTCGCTGTCGTATGTTCAGCAGCTGTTTCGTCTGCTTGCGATGGCCTTTCGTCAGGCGCGCAAGCTGGATCTGATCCCCGTCAACCCGATGGCCGAGCTGAAGTTCAGCAACTTCACGTCGGCGCGCATTCAGCCCAAGCCCGCCCGGCTGCGCGATGTGCAAGTGCCCGAGTTAGTGACGCTGCTGGCTGAGCGCTTCGACAGCGCGCCAGGTGACGCCATGCTGGCCTTAATGATGCTGTGCCACGGCACCCGGATCGGTGAAACCCGCCAGGCGCGGTGGGCTGACGTTGCATTGCCTGAGCGTGAGTGGTTCCTACCGGCGGAACATACCAAGAGCAAAACCGAGTTGCGTGTGCCGCTGACTGATCAAGTATGCGCGCTGCTGCGCCATTACCGTGACCGCCAAACCACCCAGGGCTACACAGGGGCTTTTCTGTTCCCGTCGCGCCGTGGCAAGCCGCTGAGTGATAACCAAGCCAGTGCCGCGTTCACTCGGTTGGGGCAGGGCGCCTGGACCAGTCACGACCTGCGCAAGGTGGCCCGCACCGCCTGGACTGACCTCGGCGTCGACGGCCACATAGGCGAGATGTTGCTGAACCACTCCCTGGGCAAGATCGCTTCTACCTACATCAACACCCAGGCCAAAGAGCAGCGCCGCCTGGCGTTGGTGAAGTGGCACGACTGGTTAGATGCGCGTGGCTTCAAGGCGATTCACGCGCAGACAGGCGTTAGATATGAAGATTCGCGAAACCTCGTAGACGCCTTGAACGGCGGGGCCTGCGAGCCAGAACCGCAATTTGTTAAGGGCGAGGTTTTAAAACGTGCAGAAACGACAGGGGCCTGGCTTTAAGCGGGAGCGGATCGAACTTGAACCCTGCTCGATCTGCAAGGGTAGGGCGGTAGTGGCGGGGGTGTTTTATGACCTGGTTTGCACGGATTGCAACGGCTCAGGTTGGGTTGTTCAGGGGAGCAAGTTGGTGCTTTCTGTCGGCGAGTTGGTCACCCAATTAAGTTTTAAATTGCAGCAGGTACAGCGCGAAGTCTTGGCGTTAAAGACTGCTCCTACACCGATAGGGCCACAGAGCCAATACGAGCAACCAAACCGCCTGGGAGCAGGCGGAACAAATTACACAGGGGATTGAGAGCATGATGATTCGTAAGCCGGCTGGCCGGCCATTGGGGGACACCGAATACCTGCTTGAACAGTGGGGATGGTGGAGAATGGACGGGATGGGTGTGCCTGGTTACACGTCCCCTACTTTGGCGCTGATGCGGCAAGCGGTAGCACAGGTATCAGTTAGTAAGAATTACTGCATCACAGATGAGTGGGCCGTAGCTATCGATAATGCTGTGGCTAGGCTGACCCATCGAGATCAACAGATGGGAGACGTGATTTGGCTGTACTACGGCGAAAAGTGGCCAATGTTGCGAGTGGGGAAGTATTTCGGACTCAGTGAGGGGAAAGCACGTGAGTTGGCGAGGGCTGGGGCTGCTTGGGTGGATTGTGCTGTGAGTGAGATGAGGGCGGTGGCTTAACCTCTGCGACGCCTTCCTGACTGCTATCCGGCGTCAATGGTGTATTTGCACGGACTTGCCCACCCATTAGCATTCGACCTGGCCAATCATTTGTTTCGGAACTGACCAGTACGATTCGTGGGCATGACCGGCAGAGAACGCCCCGTGGCTGGCGGTCGCGAAAAAACTGCTGTCGGCGCAAAAAGCGGTCAGCTGCACTCCTGTGTACCTAATTACAAGCTTAGGCTAAGATGGCAAAATTCCATCATCACTACGGCTACACATAGGGAATTGACATGGCTGAGTTCGAACTTATTCCTGATGACCAGCAAGAAAACGAAGACGACATTGTTTCTCAAGTATCATTCAAAGACGCGGTAGTTCTTAATGCTGACTGGACTATCGAAACGATTAACCTACAAATCCAAAAGGGTAATATCGATCTGCAACCTGGATTTCAGCGCAGAGTCGCTTGGGATGATGAAAGGAAGAGCCGACTAATTGAGTCAATTATCGTAGGGCTTCCTGTGCCAAACATTGTTCTGGCAGAAAATAAGGATTCTCGCGGCAAGTTTATTGTCATTGACGGCAAGCAGCGACTTGTAGCTGTGAGCGAGTATATGCAAGGTGAGTATAAGCTTAAAGGCCTTGACATGCGCCGCGATCTTAACTTGAAAGCATTCGGCGACCTGCCTCAAGAAGATCGTGAGTATTTGGAAAACGCAACAATCAGGGCGAGCGTAATCCGAAACTGGAAAGACGAAAACTTTCTCTATGTTACTTTCTTTCGCCTTAATAGCGGCAGCCTACCACTTTCTCCGCAAGAGCTACGCAAAGCATTGATTGGCGCAAACCTCATTAGCGCCATCGATAAATACATGCTAGGTAGCGCGTCATTCAAATCCGTGTTTGGGGTTGGTTTGGACAAAAGGATGAGGGATTCGGAACTTGTACTGCGATTTGTTGCTTATGACCAGTCCTTAGCCGAGTACAGAGGTGACTTCAAAGAGTTTCTAGACAATAATACCCGATATTTCGAAGATGACTGGGCGAATAAAACCCCGCAGATTGAAAGTATCTTCCAGCGACTAGATATTGCTCTTGATGCGGCGCATAAGATATTCGGCCAAGACGCGTTTAAAAAATGGATTGGCGATAAATATGAACGCGTTATCAACCGCGCAGTATTCGATTGTATATCCCGCTTCTTCGCGCAGCCCGATGTAGCTGCCGAAGCGGTTGCACGTCAACCTGAAGTGGTAGCAGCTTTTAGAGAAGTATGCTCGACTCAGATTTTTAAAGACTCGATTGAAAAGACACCTAAAACAGTTGCTGCGACTTTTCAACGCGTTGATCTATGGGGTGAAAAGCTAGCCGCTTGCCTAGGAAGGGCTTACGATAAAAACGCGCATAGGATTGTTTAACCTATGCCAACCCAATGCGCCCACTTTGCACATTTAGAAACAAGACTCACTGATTTGAGGGTTAAGTTTCTAGATGATCTAATCAAAATTGAGAATGCTAATCCAGGACAGTTTACGCCTGACCTGGATTCTATTGCTGCTTTCAGACTTTTAATGCACGCGGAAATTGAGGATTTCTTAGAGCGAAAAGCGAAGGAGAATTTAGATAAAATAAGTCTCCAGTTAGTAAGCTCAAAGGTTGGTTCTTCTCGGTTTTTTCCTGAGTTGTTTTACATAGCAACCGTAGTGAATAAACCACTAAGCTCTGAACATGCTTTTGATGTCACGGCTTTTAAAGGTTACGTCACGCAAATGATTGGAAGTGCAAAAGGTTTCATCAAAGATAATAATGGAATCAAGGAGGGGTCATTTAATGTGTTGTCAATCTTTGCAGGAAAGACAGCAGACGAAATTGACTCAACTCTTTCAGCAAGTCTTAACAGTTATGGGAAAAGTCGGGGCGATGTAGCACATCAAAGCACAAAGCACTCTTCCACAATTAATGCACCCAGTGTTGAATTTGCTTCTGCTAAGGACCTAGTGGATGGGCTGGCCTTATATTTTGATCTAACGAAGTAGAATGATTACGGGAAGTCATTTCGTCCATACTTCTGCGAATATTCGAGCAAACAAATGCAGGATAACTTTGTGCGCGTCTGGGGGGGGCCTGCGCCCCGGCGACTATCTTCCCGCCGGTTAGTACTGCTCGATGGTAGCTTTTGGCCGTCCTCTGCCGATCATGGTTTCAACGCGTGTTGGTCAAATCCGGTGCCATCTTTGGACAGAGCGAACGCAAATGGGTGGTCAAGTAGAGCGGAGTTTCGCAATTTAATCACGGAGAAGGTCACATGGACGTGTATGTAAAAGCGGCGCTGATTGTCTCGGTAGCGGTCGTTTTTGTAGTGCTTCGATCCAGGGCTAAGGGGAATAAACCTACGGCAAGCGCGGAAGCGGTTGACTGGAAGGATGGGGAGCTGGAGCGGATATTGCCCCAGTCGCATAAAGTTATTCGGCTAAACCTCACAGAGCTTCAGAAGGTCGCTCTCACTTCGGCCTGCTTGGGATACACAATTTATGCCGAGGGTCGATTTCAGCCAGGGCCAAACGAAGAGATTGAAATTTACTCGATAAGGACTGTGGACTCTCTTGTTAAAAGGGGATTTCTCGAGTCAGACGGATCGGGTGGATACGTCATTACCCAGTCGGGTCGCGACGGACTGAGGACGAGTTGCGGTTATTGAAATTAAAGCTTTTCCGCACGGAATAGATTTGTTTTTATAGCAGCGTGTATTGCTGTGAACGCAGCGAGACGCCTTCAAAACCCGGCCACTAAGCCGGGTTTTTTGTTCCTATTTTCAAGCCCTGCCATTCAGCGGGGCTTTTTTGTTTTCGGCCCCACGCCTGTCTCCTTGCCTAAAGCGGATGCCAGCTACGTAGAGGCCGACCTATTTGAGGACTCAAGATGAACTCCGAGCATCAGGCACTGACCGATGTACCCCTGTGGTTGTTGGTTCTGCTGAGCCTCGCTGGTTTGTCTGGAGAAATGCTTCGTGCATCAGGCAGCGACCTGGGCCTTCGCCAAATCCTTCAGCGAGTAGCACTGCGCTTTCTCGCTTCTGGCCTGCTGGGTATGGCCACGTTGCTGCTCGCAATGGCCCTTTGGAACAACCTCTACCTGGCGGCCGGCTTGGGCATCGTAATCGCCGTGATAGGTGCAGATGTTGCTGGTGGCCTGTACACGCAATTCTTGGCACGTAAGGCGGGCGTTAGCGACCCGGCTTCAGGCCGTACCACTAACGGTCAGTAGATCGACAGAGTCGGGGAGGGACGATGTTCAAGGTCGACATGTCGCTGGACGCGTTTCCAGTTTCTGCGGGCATGCTGGAGCTAGAGAAAAAGCACATTCCATTTGTGATGGCTCGCACCGCGACCTTACTGGCCAAGCGGGTCAAGAAGGGCACCATCACGGTGATGCAGAAACGCCTGGACCGGCCCACCCCGACCACGCTGAACAGCCTGTTCGTAAAAATGGCCACCAAGGCGCGAGCCGCTGAGGTCTACTTCAAAGACTCATGGGCGTCGGGCATTCCTGCCGACACTTACCTTCAGCAGGCGGTGAGTGGTGGTATGCGGCCTCACAAGCGTTTCGAGAAATCGTTGATAGCACGCGGCATTATGCGCAGCGGCCAATACGCCGTGCCCACCACGGCTTTTATGAATCAGTACGGCAACGTGTCGCGCGGCACGATGTTGAAGATCCTGTCGGGCCTGGGGGCTGCTGAATCGACGCGGGGCTATCAGGCAAACGCCAGTGGCAGTGCTCGAAGTCGACGTAAGGGCAACGCCCATCGCTTCTTCTCAGGTGTTGTTGACGGCACGCAGGGTGTGTGGGAGCGCAAGTCCATGGGCATGGGCGATGCAGTCCGGCCGGTGTTCATCTTCGCGGATTCAGCGCCCAGGTATCGAACCATTTTCCCGTTCTTCAAGATCGGGCAAAACATCGTAAACGCGAACTATAAAGCTGACGCAGCGACCGCCTGGGCTGAGGCGATGGCTTCGGCCCGGTAATGGCCATAGTCGCCATCAAATCAGAAAAAAGGGTGAAAAAATTGGCCTTTTCTTCGGTTTTCTCGCCTTTTTAACTTGACAGGGCGGCCGCTGCGAAAAAATCAAAGGTACTCCCGGACCGCCACCCCCTAAGGGGGTAATTCGGGCCCCGCGTCTTCGCTATATATGACCCATTTTCAAAGGTTGGTTGTTGTGTAGTTATGGTTAATCAATCGATCACCCGTAAGCCGGAGTGGCTGAACAAATCACGCATGGCGGACAGCCTCGGGATTACCACGCAAGCCTTCGATAAATGGGGGGTGACGCCCATTGCCAAGATCGGCCGGGAGTCGTTTTACGACGTGCGTTCTGTGCTGGATAACCGGCTGGTTCACAAGGGCGAGAAACAACAACCGCTCGATGACGACGGCCAACCAATCGATCCGCTGATTGAGTACAAGCAAGCGCAGCAGAAACTGCGGTTGACCACTGAGCAAGCCGACGCCCAAGAAATGCGTAATCGGGTGAAAGCCAAAAAGCTGGTGCCGGTGGATTTCTGCCTGTTCGCCCTGGGCAAGTTGAGCGCGATGCTCGGCTCAACCCTGGACACCATTCACATCAAAGTGAAACGCAAGCACCCGGATATCGAGGTGCGTCACATCGAGGCTATCCAACGTGAAATAGCCGTTACGCGGAACGAAGCGGTCAACCTGGCCGACACCTTGCCGGAGCTTCTAGATGAGTTCGTCGAAGCCCTGGATGAGGGCGCTGATTGATAGCGTCCGTAAGGGCCTAACCGGTCTCTACAAGGAACCGCCACTGACGGCGGTTGAGTGGGCCGATAAGCATTTTTACCTGTCTTCCGAGTCGTCCTATCAGGAGGGGCGGTGGACCACGGCGCCGTTTCAGGTTGCCATTCTTAATGCGATGGGCAATGACCTGATCGCCGTAGTCAACGTGCTGAAGTCTGCACGGGTTGGCTATACCAAGATGCTGGTAGCCAACAAGGGCTACAAGATCCAGCACAAGAAACGCAACGTGTTGTCGTGGTGCCCGACGGACCCCGATGCCGACACCATGATGAAACGGCACATCGAAACGATGATTCGCGATGTGCCCCTGGTGCGCGCTTTGGCGCCCTGGTACGGCGTGAAGCACCGAGACAACACCCTAGACGAAAAGCGTTTTGATAACTCGAAAATGCTTTGGTGCCTGGGAGGTAAAGCGGCGCGCAATTACCGGGAGAAAAGCCCTGATGAAGTGATCTACGACGAACTGTCAAAGTTCGACGCCGATATCGAGGGTGAGGGCTCCCCGACGATGCTGGGGGATAAGCGCCTTGAAGGTGCGACGTTCCCTAAGTCGATTCGCGGGTCAACGCCTGGGGTGATCGTTGCCGGCGGTGAGGACGACGAGTCAGTGGGGGAGGGCTGCCAAATCAGTCGGGCGGCTGATGAATCGCCGCACTTCCTGCGGTTCAACATCAAATGTCCATGCTGCGGCACAGAGCAGCATTTGAAATGGGGAGCCTTCGACAAGCCTTACGGCATGCGCTGGCGTCTCGATGGATACGGCCAGGTAGAGAAAGCCTGGTACTTGTGCGAGTCCGGCAACGGTTGCACGTTCGAATACCACGAAATGATCCAGGCGTCAGTTGCTGGTCGCTACATCTGCGAGCGCCAAGGTATTTGGACCCGCGACGGGATGGAGTGGTTTTCCGCTGATGATCAGCCGATCACCACGCCGCGATCTGTCACGTTCCACATCTGGACCGTGTATTCCGAGTTCGTTACTTGGGCTTCGGTGGTCAGCGAATGGCTGAAGGTAGGCAAGGACCGGGGCAAGCTCAAGACTTTTATCAACACCACCCTGGGCGAAGCATGGGAAGAAGACCAAGGCGAGAAACTGGAATGGGAAGTGTTGGCCAAGCGGCGTAGCAACTACCTGAAAGTGCCCGCCCGGGGTGTCGCGCTGTTCGGCGGGATTGACACGCAGGATGACCGTTATGAGGGCCGTGTTTGGGCTTTCGGCGCCGGTGAGGAAGCGTGGCTAGTTCACCGTTGGGTGCTGACCGGTGACCCTGCAAGCGTTGAGCTGCGCAAGAAAGTGGGCCAGGAAATACGACGCCAGTTCACCCGCGAAGACGGCACGCTAATGCGTGTAGAGCGCTGGTGCTGGGACTCCGGCGGCCACTACTCGGACGAAGTGCGGAAGGAAAGTAAAAAGCACGGTGTCACCTGGGTTATCCCGGTGTTCGGCGCTGCGACCTACGGCAAGAAGATTGCCACCTTCCCGAAGAAAAAGACCAAGGGCGACCGGGTTTACCTCACTGAGGTAGGTACGGACAACGCCAAGGAACTGATCTACAGCCGCTTGAAAATCGAACCGGACGGCGACCGTCCGGCACCTGAGTGCATCCATCTGCCCCTCAACGAGCTGGTGTGTGACGAAGACGAAATGAAGCAGCTGACCAGCGAGCGTAAAGAATGGGTGGTCTCCAAAGGCCGCCGGGTTCAGCGCTGGACTAACGGCCGCCGCCGCAATGAAGCCCTCGACTGTTTTGTGTATGCACTGGCCGCCCTGCGGATCAGTCAGGAGCGTTTCGGCCTGGATCTGGAGCAACTGGCCTTAGAGGCTCAGTTCGTTCCGGCCACGGGCGCGTGGGAGGTGCCGGAAGTGCCCGAACTGAATGAGCCAGAAGAATCAGAGCCGCCGATTGAGTCGGCGCGGCCTGAGCCCCCATCAACTCAAGCCGACGCCCCTGGCGACTGGCATAACGTGGAAAGTAACGGATGGCTATAAACGCGCAGGAGATGCTGGACAAGTATCTGGAGGCAGAGACCGCCATTCTGCTGGGTAAAACGACCATTTTTAATGGCCGCACCCACACCATGGCCGAACTGCCGCAAATCCAAGCAGGTCGACGCGAATGGGAGCGCCGGGTTATCGCCCAGCGCGCCGCCGTGCAGGGCAGTCCGGGTTATGCCCTGGCTGAGTTTCGTTGAACTTCATCGACCGCTGCATTGCAGCGGTTAGTCCGGGTGCGGGGTTGCGGCGCCTGGCGGCACGTAGCGGAATTCAAGCCTTTGAGGCTGCGGAGGTTACGCGCACACACAAGGCGAAGCGACAAACGCGAAGCGCTGACAGCTCGTTGCAGCGCGACGCTGAATCGTTGCGCGGCCAGGCTCGAAAGTTGGACGAAGACCATGACCTGGTGACGGGTATTTTCGACCGGTTGGAAGAGCGAGTAGTGGGTGGTGCCGGGATCGCGGTTGAGCCGCTGCCCCTGGATCACGCGGGCAATATTCACCTGGAGTTCGCGGCACAAATCAAAGACCTGTGGGCCGAGTGGTCCTTGCGGCCGGAAACATCAGGGGAGTTGACCCGGGCACAAATGGAACGCCTGGTTTGCCGCACTTGGCTACGCGACGGCGAATCGTTGGCCCAGCAGCTGTTGGGCAAGGTGCCCAACTTCAAGCACTTGCACAAAGTGCCTTTTACGCTGGAGTTGCTGGAGCCTGATTACCTGCCCTGGAGCTACAACGACGAATCGAAAGGGATTTGCCAGGGCATCACACGCGACGCCTGGCGCCGTGTTGTTGGATACAACCTGCTTAAGCGTCACCCCGGCAGTGCCTTGGGTTTCAGCATGTCGGTGGATACCAAGTTCGTGCCGGCTGATCGGATGTTGCACATCGCGTACCGCAAGCGAATTGGGCAGAACAGGGGCCAGCCTCTGTTGCACGCCGTGTTGACGCGCTTGGCGGACATCAAGGACTACGAAGAAAGCGAGCGCGTTGCTGCCCGGATAAGCGCGGCCCTGGCGATGTTTATCAAGAAGGGCTCGACCGACGACTACGTGGTTGCGCCTACGACTGCCGGCAAAGATGGCCAGGCCACCGGTGCCCGAAGTATTCCCATTGCCCCCGGCATGGTGTTTGACGGGCTTCTGCCCGGCGAAGACGTGGGGATGATCGAAAGCAACCGGCCCAGCCAGTTTGTGGAGAGTTTCCGCAACGGTCAGTTGCGCGCGGTTGCGGCGGGTACGCGCATTGGCTACTCCACGGCGACGCGCAGTTACACGGGCACTTACTCGGCCCAGCGTCAGGAATTGGTGGAGTCGCAACTGGGTTACGACCTGCTGCAGCACGAATTCATCGACTACTGGTCGCGCAAGGTTTACCGGGCCTTTATCGAAATGGCGTTGGTCAGCGGCGTACTTGTGCCGCCAGGCGACGTAAACATGGATTCGGTGTGCGGCGCGGTTTATCAGGGGCCGGTGATGCCCTGGATTAACCCGGTGCATGAGGCGACCGCCTGGGATGCGCTGGTGCAGGGTGGTTTTGCCGATGAGGCCGAAGTGATCCGAGCGCGCGGGCGAAACCCGCAAGAGCTTAAGCGTTCGCGTCAGGCGGAAATCGAAAGCAACCGAGCGAAAGGGCTGGTGTTCAGCTCCGACGCCTATCACAAGTTCTACGGGAAAGTGACCGTCAATGCAGACCTATCAAGCGAAAAAGAGAAAGCGTGAAGCGCCGCCGCTGACGATGCCCAGGGCGTCGGTTCAGTCGTCGGTTTCGTCCGTGATTACGGCGGCAAACCAGCCAGTGGAGAGTTGGTACTCAATGCGCGCCATGGCGCGCGGTAGTGTCGAGATCCTGCTGTATGACGAGATCGGCGGATGGGGTATCACCGCCAAGCAGTTTGCCCAGGATCTGGCCGCCTGTGGTGACGTGTCACAAATCAACCTGCGCATTCATTCGCCCGGTGGCGATGTGTTTGCCGGCATGGCGATTTACAACACGCTCAAGGCCCACCCGGCCCGTTTAGATGTGTACATCGACGGCTTGGCGGCTTCCATGGCCAGCGTGATCGCGATGGCGGGTGACAAGGTGTACATGCCGACCAACGCCATGATGATGATCCACAAGCCCTGGGGCGCCCAGGGCGGCGATGCGGAAGATATGCGCCGCTATGCCGACCTGCTCGATAAGGTTGAAGGAACGTTGGTGCAGGCCTACGTCAGCAAGACCAGCAAGAGCGCGGAAGAAATCCACGCGCTGTTGAAGGATGAAACATGGATGGATGGCAGCGAGGCGGTGGCAGCCGGCTTCGCTGATCAGTTGATTGATCCGCTGGTAGCTGCCGCACAACTCAAATCGAAACGCATGCAGGAGTTTGAACACATGCCGCCAGAAGCTTTTCACAGTTTGATGAACCCGCGTAACCAAGTGCCTGCCCCGGCTCCAGCTCCAGCGCCTGCCCCGGCAAACTCCCTGTCGGCTGACCAGATCCGCGCCCAGGTCATTGCCGAGGAAGGCGTACGCCGTACCGGTATCACTGCCGCTTTCGGCAGCTTTGCGACTGCTCATCCTGAGCTTTTGCAGGCTTGCGTAGCTGACATGGCCTGCACTGTTGAAAGTGCCCGGGCGCAGCTGTTGGCTAAGTTGGGCGAGCAGTCCACGCCGTCGAATATCCCGGGCCTGCACGGCCATATCTCCAACGGAAATCTCGTTGGCGACTCGGTGCGTGCTTCTCTGGAGGCGAGGATCGGCATTACCGCAATCGAGGCCAGCAATGGCCTGAATCATATGCGGCTGAACGAGCTGGCACGTGCCTCCCTGACTGAGCGCGGCATTCTGGTGGCCACGCTCAATCCGATGCAGATGGTCGGTCTGGCCTTTACTCACAGCTCCAGCGACTTCGGGCAAATCCTCTTGGATATTGCCGGAAAGTCGGTTTTGACCGGATGGGAAGAAGCCCCCGAGACGTTCCAGCTCTGGACCAAAAAAGGCCAGTTGAGCGACTTCAAAACGTCTTCGCGTGTCGGCTTGGGCGAGTTCCCGAGCTTGCGCGAAGTGCGCCCGGGCGCCGAGTACAAGCACATCACCCTGAGTGATCGCGGCGAGCCGATCACGCTGGCCACCTACGGCGAGCTGTTTTCGATCACCCGTCAGGCGATCATCAACGACGACCTATCGTTGTTGAGTGACGTGCCTTACAAGATGGGCCAGGCGGCGCGTGCAACCATCGGCGATCTGGTCTATGCGGTACTGACCAGTCCGCCGAAGATGCGCGACGGCAAGTCGTTGTTTGATGCTTCGCGCAAAAACAACGCGGCTGGTCCAGCGTCTGAGCTGTCCATTGCCAGCTTGATCGCTGGTAAGACTGCAATGGCCTCGCAAAAAACCCAGGTTGATGGTGGCAAGCCTCGCACCTTGAACATTCGCCCAGCCTACGTGCTGACCCCGGTTGCCCTGGAAGACAAGGCCAATCAAATCATCAACTCGGCCTCTGTGCCGGGCGCTGATGCTAACTCTGGCATCATCAACCCGATTCGCGGCTTTGCCAAAGTGATCGGTGAGCCGCGTCTGGATGATGCGTCGGCAACGGCCTGGTACATGGCTGCCAAGCAAGGCAGCGACACCATTGAAGTGGCTTACCTCAACGGCATTGATACCCCTTATGTGGAGCAGCAAAACGGCTTCAGCGTCGACGGCGTGGCCAGCAAGGTGCGTATCGACGCAGGCGTTGCTCCTGCCGACTTCCGCGGCCTGTACAGCGCCGCCGGCAAGTAATAACCGCTGTCCCTGATAACCCCGCCCAGTGCGGGGTTTGTTGTTTTTGCGTTCTGGAGAATTGAACGATGTCTAAGAATTATCAAGGCGCCGGGCAGACGGTCACCTTTACTTCGCCAACTGCTGGGACGACTTCCGGCGTTCCGCTGGCTATCAACTCCCTCGTGGTGGTTCCGATGGATACCACCAAGAAGGGCGAACCGTGCGTGGGTGCCCTGGGTGGTTCGTGGCTGCTGCCGGTTACCGGTGCCCTGAAGCAGGGCTCCAAGGTCAGTTTGTTGGCTGGTGGGTTGGTCGCAGACGGCACAGCAGACGCTGTTCCGTTCGGGAAGCTGCTGACTGACGCGTCTGGCGGCTTCGCTGAAGCCTTGTTGATCCAGTAATGGCCGGCGGCTTTCGGGCCCTGGCTGATCGCATGGACGCTCTGGCGGTTGAGCGCCTGGGCGATCCGGCGACGCTGGCAGATGGTCGTGGGGTCTTCGGTGCGTTTGCTTCCCCCTTTGTCGGCGCCGAAATCGGCGGTGGGAAAACCGGAGCCGCACGCCTGGGCGGGGCAATCAATGCCGACGAGGTGTTAGAGCCCACCCTGAATGCGCGAGTGGTCGACGTGCAAGGCGTCAAGAAGGGCGACCATTTAACCATTGAGCTGCCGACCCTGTTGGGCGGTGGCCGTTACAAGGTTGTCCGTCTGAAGCCCGATGGTTCCGGCATGGTCGACTTGGTGTTGAGCGTATCCAATGAGCGAACTGACGACATTACATGATGCGATCACTCGCATAATTAGCGAACAGATGCCCCGGGTTGTGCATGTTGAACAGTTCCCGGAGCTGGGCGCCGAGGTGATGACGCCGGCGCTGTTGTACGGGATCACTGATATGGCACCGGGCCAGGATCGGGGAGAGGGGAAAACGGCGATCATTGGTCGTTTCCAGTCCTGCATTCTGGTGGAGGCAGACCGGCCCAAGGCATCGCTCCAAGCCGCTATCTTGGCTGGCCAAATGATGACGGTGCTAAAGGATCAGCTTTGGGATTTGGATTTTGTTACCGGCCCGCCGGCGCAGGTCCACGCCCAGCCTGAAGCCCCAACGCCTGAGCTTGAACAGTTCGTCATGTGGTCGGTTCAATGGATCCAGCCTTTCGAATTGGGGGAGTTCACGTGGCCATGGCCTGATGAGTCCCTAAGCGGCCCCGTGGCCCCTGCTGGGGAGTTCACCAGTGATACCGGCCCCGTTTACCCTGAGGATGCGGTATGAGCTACGCCAGTGCCGAACATGACCGCATGATTGCCGCCATGCTGATGCCCTGCGTGGTGGTCGGTGTGGATCTGGCGGCGCCGGCGGTGCGTGTCAGCAATGGCGAATGGACTAGCGCCTGGGTGCGCTGGCACAGCCTGGCGGCGGGCAAGGCGCGGCACTGGCGAGCGCCCAGCCTGGGCGAGCAGGGGGTTTTGTTTAACCCAAGCGGCCAGGCTGGCATGGGCACGTTTATCCCGGGCCTGTACGGCAACGCCGGCGGGCCGCCGGATAACCGGGACCATGTAGAAGTCTGGCGTTTTGACGACGGAGGCTCCCTGGTTTACGACTGGGAGGCAAAGACTTACACCATCACGCTGCCCACGGGTACGGTCACTATCAAAGTGGGCAGCACAGTGGTTACCGTTACGGATAACGCGGTGAATGCCACGGTGGGCGGTACCGAGTTCGATCTGGCGCCCGGTTGGGCCGCGATCAAATCGCCGCAGATAGCGTTGATCGGCGCGGTAGAAATCGACGGCCCGTTACACGTAACGCAAAGCATCACCGGCGCCGCCGATATTCTGGCGGCCGGTAATAGCGATAACCACCACACGCACTAACCCAATTCACCTACAGCCCGCCGCGTGCGGGTTTTTTCATGCCCGGAGAAATCATGGCCAAGACCATCGAAAAGCCCGCAACCGAAGAACAAGCCACTGCTGCGCCGGCGACTTTGACGTTCCGCGATCTGGTCTACACGTCGCGCACGCTGGTCGTGCCCGATACCGATCGTACCTACCCGGTGGCCAAGGGCCTGGTGGTGGTGCCGGAGTCCGATAAAGAGGCTGTGGCCTTCCTGAAGGCTCATAGCGAATACGCCGCCCAGGAGGGCTAAGCCAGATGATCGGAATGGATCGCCACACCGGGCAACCCATATCCGGCATCGAGCATTTGCGGCAGTCCATCGCCGACATTCTGAGTACGCCCCTGGGTAGTCGTCGGCAGCGGCCGGAGTACGGCAGCAAGCTACGCGGTTTCGTTGACTTGCCAATCAATGCTGGTTGGAAAAGTGCGGTCCAGGCCGAAGCGGCCCGTGCCCTCGGTCGTGGTGAGCCGCGCCTGAAGCTTGAGCGAGTGACGGCGCTTTCGCTGCTGGATGGAAAAATAAACATGCTCGTTGCCGGCGAGTACCTGGGCGACAACTTTGTCTTGGAGGTAAGCGTATGAGCATCGTGGACTTGTCGGCCTTACCGGCGCCGGAGGTGCTTGAGCCGCTGGACTTTGAAGATGTCTACGAAGAAGGGTTGTCAGCGTTCCGCGACTATATGGGCGACAACTGGAACGCCGCGCTTGAAAGCGATCCGGTTACCAAGGTGCTGGAGGTGGGGGCCTATAACAAGGTCGGCAACCGCGCCCGGGTTAACGACGCATGCAAGGCGTTGCTGTTGGCTCACGCGATCAATGGCGACCTCGATCAGCTGGGCGCAAACGTCAACCTTCAGCGCCTGGTGATTCAACCCGAGGATCTGCTGGCTGTTCCACCGGTGGCTGAAGTCCTTGAGGACAATGATTCGTTCCGCGAGCGTATTCAGCTGGCCTATGAGGGCCTGACTACGGCCGGGCCGCGTAACAGCTACATCCTGCATGCGCGTAACGCTTCCGGCCTCGTGCGGGATGCCACGGCGGAAAGCCCATCGCCGGCACGCGTTACCGTAACGGTGCTGAGTACCGAAGGGGACGGGACGGCCACGCCGGCGCTGTTGGCCACGGTGGCTAAAGCCATCAATGACGACGACGTGCGGCCGCTGGGGGATCGGGTGACAGTCCAGGGCGCCGAAATTCTGAATTACCGAATTGACGCAATCCTGCACATGAACAGTGCTGGGCCAGAAGGTGACGCCGCCCTGGCCGAAGCCTTGAGCCGTCTGTCGAAATGGGTCAACCCTCGTAAACGTCTTGGCGTTGAGGTGGCGCGGTCTGCTGTGGACGCCCAGGTGCATGTTGCCGGCGTTTCGCGTGTCGAGCTGCCCGGGTGGGTCGATCTGGCCCCTACTAAAGCCCAGGCCGCGTACTGCACGGGTTACAGCGTGAGGTTGGCGGATGAAAAGCCTACTGCCCAGCAATAGCACGCAGCTGGAGCGCGCCCTTGAGGCTGCGCTTTACGAAAAAACCATTGTTCCGTTGCGCACGCTCTACAACGCCGATACCTGTCCGGCCCATTTGCTGCTGCATCTGGCGTGGGCCTGGTCGGTCGACCGCTGGGATTACCGGTGGAGTGAGGCGACCAAGCGGGCCGCCATCAAGGCCTCGTATTACATCCACAAGCACAAAGGCACGATTGGCGCATTGCGCCGCGTGGTCGAGCCGCTGGGCTACCTGATCGAGGTCATGGAGTGGTGGCAGACGGTGCCCGAGGGGGGGCCTGGCACGTTCGCCCTGAAGGTCGGCGTGCTGGATACCGGCATTACCGAGGAAATGTACGACGAGCTGACCCGGCTCATTGATGACGCCAAGCCCGTCAGTCGGCACATGACCGGCCTGGCGATCAGCCTGGAGACCACCGGTTACATCGGCATCGGCGCCTGTGTAAGCGAGGGTGAAGTGATCGACGTTTACCCGCCAACCCCCCGCGATATCGAGGTGACCGGCACTTATGGCCTGGTCATGTGTATTGATGAAATTGACACCCTGGACGTGTATCCATGATTGATCAGAACAGTCAGTTTTTTGCCATTCTCACAGCTGTGGGGGAGGCGAAACAGGCAAACGCTACCGCCCTGGGCCAGCCCTGGACCTTCTCCAAAATGGGCGTGGGCGATGCCAACGGCGCGGACCCAATCCCCAACCGCGCGCAAACGCGCTTGATCAACGAATGGCGCCGCGCGGCGGTCAATCAGGTGCGAACCGATCCGGCAAATCCGAACATCATCATCACCGAGCAGGTTATCCCGGCAGACGTGGGCGGTAAGTGGATTCGGGAAATCGCTCTGTATGACGCCGATGGCGACATGGTGGCGGTAGCCAACTGTGCCCCGAGCTTCAAGCCTTTGCTTGTGCAGGGTACCGGCAAGACCCAAATTATTCGGATGAACTTCATCGTCGCGAATACTGCGAGTGTTGTCCTGAAGATTGACCCGGCGATTGTCCTAGCGACCCGCGAATACGTTGATACCCAGATTGTTGAAGCCATGGCAAAAATGGACTTCAAACAATCGGTGTTGGTGGCCACCACGGCCAACATCGCCTTGAGCGGTGTGCAGACCATCGACGGCGTGCTGTTGCCGGCGGATGCGCGCGTGCTGGTGAAGAATCAGACGGCCCTCAAGGAAAACGGCCTGTACGTGGTTTCTTCGACCGGCGTGTGGAAGCGCACCCAGGACGCAGACAGTAGCGTAGAGGTGACGCCGGGCCTGTTCGTTAGTGTCGAAATTGGCAATACGAATGGCGACAGTATTTGGCAGCTTGTGACGGACGCGCCGATTGTCTTGGGCGCTACCGCGCTGATTTTTGAAATGGTTACGGGGAGTTCCGGTGTTAGCGCTGGATCTTATTCGAGCGTTACTGTCGACAGGCGTGGTCGGGTTATTGGTGGGACCAACCCGGCCACGTTGGCGGGCCACGGCATTACGGACGCTTATACCGCCGGCCAGGTTGATCAGAAGGTGCTTTTGGCGCTTGAAGCCATGGCGAATTTGCTGGACCCGCTGCCGTTCGCCGCGCTCGACTTTCCGACTGTTGCCACCAGTGATGGGCGCCTCGCAATTACTGCGGCTGTTGCTGCTGGATCTGGCGGTACCGTGTCGGTGCCGGCGGGGGTGAGAGTGGCGTTGGCCGAGCAGGTGGAGGTAGGTCAGACCGGGCGGCCTCGAATGGTGTTAACTACTGCCTGGTCGAGCGCTGAGATGGCAGTTAATACCACTTACTACCTGCGCGCGGCTATCGAAAACAAGGCGCTTGCGTTCTATGTGGCCACTGGCGCTGATACAGATCCTATTCCTGCCTCCCAGCGTTCGAAAGCGGGTCAGTCAGGCGCCGGATTTGATTCGACGGTAATCGACATTCTTCTCGCCAAAGTAGTGACGGGGGCAGCGGGTACGGCGCCAACCGTGACGCCGCTGGCGAACAAAAAACGTCTTGAGGCCGCCGCCTTTTGGTCCGCTGCCAACGGTAGCTACAGCCTTCAGCTTAATTGGGCTAGATCCCCTAGAGCTTATGTATCGAGTTTTGGCGACTACGACTCAAACACAAAGTCGGACTACACAATCGTCGCTGAGTCTGTTGGCCCTTACGCTGGAGGCGTCCCGTCAGTCCCGACTGGTGGTTTCAGTGATAGAAACGCTGGTCGAGTATTAATCGGCTCATATATTCCGACAGGTGCGCAGGGCGCGGGCCTGATTAACGTTCGAATCCGGTGGGACGCATGATGAATATCGCCTTGGTGCAAGACAGCCTTGTCGTCGGATTGGCGATGGGTGACTCATTGGGCGAACCCATCCCTGAGGGGGTGCCGGTCGCCATTGGTTGGCGGTTTGAGGGTGGTCAGTTCTCCGAGTCTTTGAGTGTGCCAGTGCCAGTGCCAGTGGATCAGCTCGCAGCTTTAGAGCGCGACTGGCGGGACGCTGAGGTTAGTTCTACCGAATGGCTCGTAACGAGACATCGTGATGAACAGGATTTGCAGCGGGCGACCACGCTCTCGTCTGAGCAATTCGCTGAGGTGCTGACGTACCGACAGCAGCTGCGCGATTGGCCGCAATCGCCGGACTTCCCGGATAGCGAGCATCGGCCCATCGCGCCGGCCTGGATCGCCGAACAATCCCAATAACACCCCGCACTGACGGGGCGTTTTCTTTTTCGAAACTGAGGCTCAACCCATGCCGTTGCATATCCTGCGCGCTGCTTTGCAGTGGGCGTTGTTTCTCCCGTTACGCGTAATTTTGATCCTGCTGGGCTTTCTGGTTGTGCCCCTGGCGCTGCCCGGACTCTCTTTTGAGGGGCCGCCTGTGGCGTTCACCCAGGCCCCAGGTGATTGGCGCCTGGCGCGGCTTCCTGCCTGGGCTTGGTTGTGGTCCAACGACCGCGATGGCGCTTTGGGTGACAAGCGCGGGTGGTGGAACATGAACACGCCTTTCGACCTGGGCGCCTATCACTGGTTTTCGCAGTTCTGGTGGTTGGCCATCCGCAACCCGGCGAACAACATGCGCTTTAACCCCTGGTTCAGTTGCCCGGTAGCTGAGTGCGATTACCGCTACTGGGGAGCCGAGGTGGTCAAGGATCGCCCCGGGCAGGGTGGGCGCCGTTTGATCCTGGCCACGCACAAGAAAACGGGCCGCCGCTATTACGGTTTCTACGGTGTGTGGCAGTGGTCGGCCGCGCGAGCCCTGGTGATTCAACTGGGCTTCAAGCCTGAGCCAAGCGACTGGAAAGAAGACTACAGCGCCGATCCAAGCGCGCAGTGGAAGGGCCTCAAGTTTGAGGTGAATCCCTGGAAGTCGATTTAAGCCACTACAGCGCCCTCCCTGGCGCTGATCGTTACGCGTAACACGAACAACCTACGGCCTCGCTTATGCGGGGCTTTTTCGTTTCTGGAGATTGAGCCCTATGAGTTTCTTTCACGGCGTCACTACTTCGCTGATCGACACCGGCGCGCGCACTATTTCGCTCCCGTCGTCCTCGATCATCGGTCTGTGCGACACCTTCACGCCGGGCGTACTCGGTGGCGGCAACGCCAAGGCGGGCGAGCTGAAGCTGATCACGTCTGAGCGCGAAGCCATTGCAGCGTTCGGCACTGACTCGGCGATCACCCGAGCTTGCCAGGCGATCTATGTGCGGGCTAAGGCTGTGATTGTCGCCATTGGCGTGCCTAAGCTCGCTGACGCCGCGCTGCAAACGTCCGCCATCATTGGTGGGGTTCTGGCGGATGGGCAGCGCACGGGCCTTCAGGCGCTGCTGGACGGCAAGAGCCGACACAACGCCCAGCCTAAGTTGCTGATTGCCCCAGGGCACTCGGCCACGCAGGCGGTGGCCACCGCCATGGACGCCCTGGCCGGCAAGCTGCGCGCGATTGCCATTGTTGATGGCCCGAATACCACGGACGAGGCCGCCATGGCCTACGCGTTGAACTTCGGCAGTAAGCGGATCTATCTGGTGGATCCGGGCGTGCAGTTCTGGAGCACTGTCGACAGCGCGACCGTGAATGCCCCGGCTTCTGCCTGGGTGGCTGGCCTGTTCGCCTGGACCGATTCCGAGTACGGCTATTGGGCGTCGCCATCGAACAAAGAGTTTGTCGGCATCACCGGTACCACCCGGCCGGTGGAGTACTTGGACGGCGACGAGACGTGCCGGGCCAACCTGCTCAATAACGCGAACATCACCACGATTATTCGCGATGGCGGTTACCGCCTGTGGGGCAACCGCACTTGCTCGGCGGATGCCAAGTGGTCGTTTGTTACCCGTGTGCGTACCTGCGACATCCTTATGGATGCGATCCAGGCGGGCCACAAGTGGGCTGTAGACCGCTCGATCACGAAAACCTATGTGTCTGACGTGACCCAGGGCCTGCAAGCCTTTATGCGCGATCAGAAGAACGCCGGCGCCGTGATCAATTTCGAGGTTTACGCGGACACCGAACTGAATACGGCCAGCCAAATCGAGCAGGGCAAAATCTTCTGGCGCATTCGCTTCACCGACGTGCCGCCGGCCGAGAACCCGAATTTTCTGATCGAGGTCACCAACGAGTGGCTGACTGAAGTACTTGAAGCAGCCTAAGGGGGCCGAGCAATGATTCCTGAAATGTTGACCAACTGCGTCATGTTTGCTGATGGCGTGAGCTTTTCCGGTGACGTGCCGTCCATGACGCTGCCCAAGCTGTCGATCAAAACCGAGGAATACCGGGGCGGCGGTATGAGCGGCCCCGTCGACCTGCCGACCGGCTTGGAAAAGCTGGAAGCGGCATTCACCACCAACGGCGTGCGTAAAGAGGCGCTGAAGTTCTTTGGCTTGGCGGATCAGACCGCGTGCAACCTCGTTTTTCGTGGATCGTTCAAGGGGCAGAGAGGCACCGTCAAGTCGGTAAACGTAACCCTGCGCGGCTCGCTCAAAGAAGTCGATATGGGCGATTGGAAGCCGGGCGACAAGGCCGAAATCAAGCACACCGTGGCCGTCACGTACTACAAGCTCGAAATCGACGGTCGTGTGATGTACGAAATCGACTTTGCCAACATGGTGCAGGTGATCAACGGTGTTGATCAGTTGGCCGCTGAGCGTACGGCCCTGGGCCTTTAAGGATTGATGACATGACCAACGTATCTACCGCAGCACTCCCGTCCTGGCTGGTACTGAGTGACGAAGGCGTTACCGTAACGCTCAAACACAAGGCCAATCTCAATGGCGTTATCACCGACAAGTTGATGATGCGCGCGCCCAGCGTAAAGGATGTTATGGCCGCCAAAATCGCCGGCAATGGCGACAATGAAAAGCAAGAGTTGAGCTTGTTTTGCAGTCTGCTCACGGCCACCGAGGCTGAACTTACGGCCCTCAAATTCAAGGACTACATGCGCCTTCAGGCGGGCTATTTTCGCCTGGTTGAAGAAGACGACGTGTAACGAGGGCACGCTTAAAGCGCTGGCCAAACGCTTGGCAAAAGAGACGGGTTTCTCGTCTGCCGAGATACTGGCCATGCCCTTTAACGTGATGGTGTGGTGGCTCACGGATTGAGCCGCTGTTGATCTTCCCGACGTATAGGGCGCGCACATGGCAAACAAACTTGCTCTCGGCCTGGTCATTGGCGGGGCTGTCAGCTCGACGGTGGGGGCGGCGTTCAAGGACGTCAGCAACAAAATCAAGAAGCTGGAGGAACAAGGCTCCCGGGCGCGGGTGCTGGAAAAGACCATTGGCGAAACCATGCGCCTGCGCGATGAATGGCGCAAAGCGCACATGGCCGGCGACAAAGGCGCGGATGCGCTACGGCGAAAGCTGGACAACAATCTGGACGGGCTGCGTAAGCAGGGCGTTGAAGTGCGCAACCTGACCAAGGCTTATGCGGCCATGGGGCAGGCGGCGACAAAGGCCGAGTTTAAAGCCAAGGGCCATATGCAGCTCGATGCTGGTAAACAGCAGATGAAAAGCAGCATCGGCCAGGCGGCGGCCGCCACGGCAGCAATGGCCATTCCGACGAAGGTGAGCGCGGACTTTGGCGCGATTGTTCGTGACATTGCGATCAAGGCGAACATTGCCAACAAGCCCGAAGAAGCGCAGATGGCCAAGACGATTATTGGCACGTCGCGCGATACCGGCATGGCCCGCAATCAGGTGGCCGAGGTGGTCAACGCTTTGGTGGGTGCCGGCATGGAGCTGGATAAGGCCCTGTCGTACGCGCCGGTAGCGGCCAAGTTTGCCGTGGGCCAGGGTTCGGACGGCGGCGAAACGGCACGCATGATCAACGCCCTGGGGCAGAACGCCAAAATATCCGACCCGGCCGTGATGCAAAAGGCGCTGGAGGCCATCGCCTATCAGGGCCAGGCGGGCAGCTTTGAAGCGGCCGACATGGCGCGCTGGTTCCCCGAGTTGCTGGCGGGCATGGGCAAGATCGGTATCACCGGCATGGATGCGGTCACGCAACTGGGCTCAATGCTTCAGGTGCAAATGAAGACCGCCGGCGGCGCTGATGAGGCGGCCAACAACCTCAAGAACTGGATGGAGAAAATCGGTTCTGGCGATACGGTCAAGGCCTACAAGGACGCTGGGATTGATTACCAAGCGTCGATGAATACCGGCCTGCAGAACGGTAAATCAACCCTGGAGTCCAGCTTTGAGCTGGCACAGAAGTACATTGCGGCAACGGATCCGAAGAAGGCCGCCGCGATGGCGGCCGCTACAGCGAAGATCAGTAAAGAGACTGACCCCGAGAAAGCCAAGGCCATGATTGCCTCCCTGGAACAGGCTTTGCGTACCGGGGATCTGTTCGCGGACATGCAGGTTAAGGGCGCTTTGACGGCCTACATGCAGAACAAAGAGCTGTACGCGCAGCTCAAGAAAGACTCGGCCAGTGCCACCGGGATCCTTGATAAGAACCTTGAGGAACGCCGGCAGGCGTCAGCGCAAAAATGGGCGGAAATGGCCCAGGGTATGGACGAGGCCATGCGCGCCATTGGTGACGCATTCCGGCCGGTCACTGACAAAGTGGCGGATGGTTTGGCCTACGTCACCCAGGGGCTGGCCAAGCTGTCGGACGAGTCGCCCCGGGTTGTGACGGGGATCGGCGCCGCCGTGGCGGCCGTGATCGCCTTTCAGACCGCTATGAGCGGATTCAAGATTGCCAAGGGGTTGCTCAACCTTGGGCGCGGCTCGCTGATGGGTAACCCCAACATCCCGCAAAAAGTCATTGTCACCAACATGCCCGTGGGCGGATCTGGTGGCATGGGAATGGGCGACCTCGATGACACCGGCGTAAAGGACGGGAAAGGCAAGGGCAAGGGCGGCGGCCGTGGCGGCCGAAGCCCCGGGCGTGGCATTGGGGCGGGCATGAAGGGGCCGGCAGTATTGGCCGTGATAGAGGCCGGTTTTAAGGTCAAAGACACTTACGACAACGCTGAAACCCAGGACGAAAAAGCCGAAGGCTATGGCGCTGCGGCTGGTGGACTTGCTGGCACGCTCGCCGGTGCGGCGGCCGGTGCGGCCATTGGTTCGGCAGTGCCGGTAATCGGCACCATCGTGGGCGGCCTGATTGGGGGCTATCTGGGCAGCTTGGGCGGTGACGCCCTGGGCGGTGCCATCGGCAAGTCAATGTTTGGCTCTGACGAAAGCAAGAAGGTCATGCCCGTGGCCGGGCCGCTGATGATGAAGGATGCCGGCAAGGACATTCCGCCAGTGCTGGGGGATATTGCCAAGTCTTTTGCCCCGTCTCGTACGGGGCCGCTGATGTTGGCCAATCCAGGCCAGGGCGCGTTGCCGGCAACGCCAAGCGCCCTTAATCCGGGCGATGTTTCGCGCGCCATGATGATGCCCCAGGCCGCCGCAGATGCGACGGCTGGGCCGCTTGCGGCGGCAGTGGTCGCCAAGGTACAGCCGGCGAAGATTGAGCCCAAGGTGGACATTAGCGCGCCTTTCACGCTGACGGTACAAGGCGATGTGAAAGACCCGAATGAGCTTGCGGCCAGGTTACAGCCGCTGCTGGAGCAGCACCGCCGGGAAATCGCCCAGCAGCTCGAAAACCGACAGCTCTACGACGCGCCGCATCTCTAAGGGGGGAATATGGAATCACTGGCACAGCTACAGTCGGGCCTGAAGTACCTGGCCTCGGCCGGCGAAGCGGGCCGGCGCAGCATTGATGGGATGATGGGGCCGGTAAACGGTGCGATCAGCGAAATCACCGGCGCGGCCAACGAGCTGGAGGATCTGCCGTTTATTGGCCCGGCCGTGGGGGCAAAGCTACAGCGAGTAATGCGTGGGATTGCCACCGCCCAGGCCAAGGTTGGCCAGGTGGTGGCCACCTACAACCGTGCCACGCGTGCCCTGTCGCAGATTGACGAGCGCCTGGGCACATTGAAGGAGCAGGCCGGGCGGGCGGCTACGGCGATCAACAAGATCGCCGGCAAGATCGACCCGTCACTGGCCAACATTCTGCCCACCGGTGCGTTTGCCACGGATTCAACGCCGGCGAAAGAGGCGGCGAAGCCTTTCCCCCATCTGCTGATCATTCAGCCGCTGGACCCGAAGGCGCAACCGTATTACTTCAACCTTGATACGGCGGCCTTTGATTCGCTGCGCCGCTCGACCGAGTACCGCTGGGCCTCCCAGGAGCGCCTGACGCGTCGGTCTGCCCAGCAGGCCGTGGGCATGGGGGACGAGAAAATCACGCTCAAGGGCGATATTTTTCCGGGCTACCGTGGCGGGCTGGAACAGCTAAACACGCTGCGCTCGATGGGCTCCCAGCTCAAGCCGGTAACCCTGACCACGGGCTATGGCGTTGTGCTGGGCACTTGGTGCCTCAAGACGATTGACGAAGACCAAAGCGCGCTGATGCAGGGCGGTATCCCCCGCAAACAGGCGTTTACCTTGGAGTTTGTGCGCTATGGCGACGACATGCAGAACATCTGACGGGGATCTGCTCGATACCATTTGCCATAACTTCTATGGCCATCTGGTGGGCAGTGTTGAGGCCGTGCTGGCGGCCAATCAGGGCCTGGCGGACGAGGATCAGCCTTACCGCGCAGGCGTGGTGATTGTCTTGCCGGATCTGCCAGGCCCAGTGGATGAGCAAGTGGCGCTGTGGGATTGATTCAGTCCTATTGGCTGCGTCCTTGTTCCGTTATGCGTAACGCCTCCTTTCCCTAAAGCCCGCCCAGTGCGGGTTTTTAATTGGCCAATGCCCTATGACTCCACAATTTAGAATCGTCGCGAACGGTTCCGATATCACGTCGCTGATTAACGATCGGCTTTTACTGTTGCGCACCACGGACAAGCCCGGCATGGAATCGGACGAGTTTGAGTTGCGCATTGATGACCGCGACGGCCTGGTAACGCTGCCCAAGCGCGGCGCCGGGATCGAGGTCTACCTGGGCTATGCCGAAACGTCCCTGGTGCGCCTGGGGCGCTATGTGGTCGATGAAATCGAGGTATCCGGTCCGCCGGACACCATCGTTATTCGGGGCAAGGCCAGCGACATGCGCGGCACCGGCAAATCCACCCGGAGCGGTAGCTGGGAAGACGTGCCGTTGTCGAAAATCGTTTCTGACATTGCGGCCCGCAACGGCTGGACACCGGCCTGCACCATCGCCACGAAGGTCGCCCGGGCTGACCAGCTCCACGAATCTGACTTCAGCTTTGTCACGCGCCTGGCTAAACAGTACGACTGCACCGCCAAGGTGGGCGACGGTAAGTTGATGGTGATGCAACGCCAAGCGGGCCTGAGTGCCAGTGGCAAGGTGATTGGCGCGATCACCATCACGCGCAGCGACGTAAGCCGCTGGCAGTTTCGCCTGGGCGACCGTAATGCGCACAAGACCGTAGCGGCCAAGCATCAGGACAAGAAGACGGGCAAGTTATCGGTTGTATCCCTGGACAACGACGACGTGCCGGATGGCCTGCCGGCAGTACACACCGACCGCCATATTCACCCGAACAAGACTGCCGCCGAGTCCGCGGCTAAGGCGCGCTTGGCTGCGTTCAACCGTTCGACGGCCGGCGTGCGCCTGGAAATGGACGGCCGCACGGATCTTTTTGCTGAGCGTTCTATCAACGCCCAAGGCTTCAAGGTGGGGCTCGATGGCGAATACCTAGTGGATTCGGTGGAGCAGACATTCACCCAGGCCGGCTGGTCCACCACCGTTGAGTGCAACGGCGGCAAAAAGAGCAAGGCCAAAGCCAAAGGCAAGAAAACGAAGAAAGCCGCTAAGCCTGTCAAAGTCGTCAGCCTGGAGTAGCGGTCGCGCCACAACCCCGCCAAGTGCGGGCTACTCACGTTAGGAGCTTGTATGCCCATCACCCAGCAGCAGTTGCTGCAGATCCTCCCGAACGCCGGCCCTCGAGCCGGTATTTTTTTGCCTGGAGAAATGTAATGCCACGACTTTCCGAATCGCTCGCCGGCGGCCGCAACGTGCTCGCGTTCCTCGACATGCTCGCCTGGTCCGAGGGCACCAGCACATCTCCGGCCACTGCCATGGATGGTTACGACGTGATCGTCACCGGCGCCGATCGTAAGCCCGAGGTCTTCAAGGACTTCATAGATCACCCGTTCGCCAAGGGGCGCGCGTCGAAGGTCATCAACAGCAAGGGGCTGACGTCCAATGCTTCCGGCCGTTATCAGCAGATGCTGAAGGACTGGCCGCACTACAAGTCGCTGCTCAAGCTGCCGGACTTCAGCCCGATCAGCCAAGACCTTTTGGCGCTGCAGCACGTCCGCGAGTGCCGGGCTATGCCCGACGTGGTGGCCGGGCGGATCGAAACGGCTATCGCGAAGTGCCGGAACATCTGGGCCAGCCTGCCCGGCGCGGGATACGGGCAGCGCGAACACCGCCTGGAGGATCTGCTGAAGCAGTACCGGCTGGCGGGCGGGGTGATGTCGTGACGCCGGGTCAGATCCTGGCCGCGATCCTGCTGGCGATGGCCGTCAGCGCCGCCGGTACCTGGCGGGTGCAAGACTGGCGCTACGGCAAGGTGCTGGCTGACGCTGCAGAAGCCCAGGCCCAGGCGACCATCAGAGCGTCTGATAATGCGCGAGAAGAAGAGCGGCGCCTACAATTGGCAGTGAATAAGGAAGGAAGCGATGCGAGAGAACAGAACAAGGCTGCAGCTGTTGATGCTGGCGCCGCTGATGCTGCTGGTGACAAGCTGCACATCGAGGTCGGTAAGTTTGCCTCCATTGCCTGCCCCGGCGATTCCGGAACTTCCCAGCGAGGCGCGTCAGCCACCCGCGCCGCAATGGTGCTCTCCGACTTGCTCCGTCGGGCTGACCAAAGAGCGGGAGAGTTGGCGGTTGCGTATGACCGGGCCCGAATAGCTGGGTTGGCATGTGAGGCTACTTACTCAATATTGTTGAACGGTTCAGTTGAACTGCTTCAAAAAAATAGCGGCAGGGCCTCCTCAGGCGCTGCCGCTCGTCCGTTTGGTGGGTAGAAGCTAAGTCACTGTGGAAGCTTACTTGCTAATGTAAATTTTGAATGGCTTGCCCACTGCACGCTGGATGTGGCCGTTTTTTAGGCGACGGCTCCAGCGGAGGATGAACGTGCCACGTTCGTCGGTATATGTCATAGCGACTCTCCTAAAGAGGTGGCCACTACTCATTAATTCTGGACAACTCCACCAAACGGGACTAGAGTCCGCACTGGTTCTAGGCAGTGCTTTCACTAGCGGTTCTGCGGAAGCGGAGAGCGAGTGGAGAACTCCCCCAGTAGGTTTGCGGCCTACTGCCAATTTCTGGTTGATCATGTTTGCGGCATGGTCAATCAGAAATATTTCAGTTCAAGCTGGGCGCCAGGCGTCTTAAGTTTGAGCTTTCTGATAATTGCGTCAGCAAATTCGTCAGCTTGCCATTCGGAGTCTTCTTCGAGAACTCCCTTCGTGTCCGAAAAGTGAAGCATCGCTCTGTGACACAAAAAGATGTGCCCCAGCTCATGAAGGAAAATCCTGATGGCCTCAGGGTCGCTCCTGTTCAGCTTCTCGTACATCCATTCCGGCATGTAAATGAAGCCTTTCTGTGGGTCCACCATCGCCCTTGCGATATCCTCCATCATCCACTCATCGTTCTCGATGGAATCAATGAAGATCCCATTTTCTTCGAGGTCGTTGATGAACATCCCTATTTTCTGTACCGAGAATGAGCGACGACTTAGCTTGAAGATCTTGCAGATCCTGCCCGCAATAAAGTCAATGTCGGTCGGGCCGAGCGCGGGCACACGATGCCCGCGCATGTCATAGTGAGCAGCTTCACTTGGAGTGGTCATCGCTGTTTTCCCCGTAGATTTCCCCGAGTAAGCGACCCAGACGAGTCAGCTGCTCCTGGTTAAGATCTGAGTTGGCAAAACCAGCGATAAGCATGCGGTGTTGCGGACGCAGCCCTTCAAGCGATACTGATTCGTTATCGTCGCAAGCAATAGCCTTCAACTCTTGAACATTGATTTGTTCGCCAAGTTCGTTGAAATAGATGGCAATTTTTTCAACCCAGTCCATCGGGATCTTACTGCGGCCTGTTTCCATCGCACTCAAAAACGCTGTAGAAGCGCCAAGTGTGCTAGCCATCGTGCTAAGTGTTACGCCATATGCGCGGCGATACTCACGTACCTTTGCGCCAAATTTGGAAAGCGACATGGTCACGGCCCCTTTCTGCTTTTTCATGAGAATGGTTGCATTAAGCCGTCATAAGACAAGCTTGTCAACCATTCTAGTTGAAAAGTTTAAAGCTTGAAAGGAGCGGCTGTGGATGTGTATGCCTATATCGCGCTTATCCATCCGCCCCCGGCGCCGTCGGCGTGGTTCATGGAGCCGCGCGAGCCCAACTTGACCCAGCACATGCTCAACGAATTCTCGCCATCACCGGTGACTGCGATCAAGGACTGATCGCGCTGCGGGCTTGCCAGGCGTATGTCAGGGCGATAGCCCGGTGACCGTCTGATCAGTCAGGAGTCATGAGGACGGCCAGGGTAAGCTTGATGAACTCTTCATTCTGGTCAATTGTTTGCAGGGCGCCGCGCACGTTCTCTGCGACTTCCGCGGAGCCACGCTGCTCCACCCAGTTCGATAGCTCCATTATGGAGGCTTCGAGGGCGAGCTGGTTTTCGTAGAGTTTTTCGAGCAGGGATGGAAGCAGGTCTGAGTTCGGCATAGATGTTCCTCCGTGGAGTGAACAGGGTAGCAGGCAAATTATTTGGTTTGGGGAGCTGGTCGGCAGGACGCCGGGGGAGGGGATGGATCTCGTACCAATTTTTGTACCACTGACCGCGTTTCGCTATCGAATAGCGGGTATCCCAAAGTAGGCAAGGGCCCGTATTTGCTGGGTTTGGCTACTTTGGAAAACCGAAGAATACCCAAAATTAATATTAGGAGTATGGACGAGAGACTGTCGAATGTTCTTCTAAAACCAGACGAAAGTGCTTAAAAACTAAGAAAAAACAGGTTTTCTTCCGGGCAATAAAAAGCCCTGCGATAAGGCAGGGCTTTTTCAGTACGGCTGGTTATTAACCGTGCAGGGTCTCTGCGGCGTACAGGGTGTTTTCCAGCAGGCAGGCACGGGTCATCGGGCCAACGCCACCCGGCACCGGGGTGATCCAGCCGGCTCGGGGCAGGGCGGTCTCGTACACCACGTCGCCGACCAGCTTGCCGTCTTCCTGGCGGTTGATGCCCACGTCAATGACGATGGCGCCTTCCTTGATCCATTCGCCCTTGACCAGGCCCGGCTTCCCGGCGGCCACGACGACCAGGTCGGCTCGGCCAACGTGGCCGGCCAGATCCTTGGTGAAACGGTGGGTCACGGTGACGGTGCAACCGGCCAGCAGCAATTCCATGGCCATGGGGCGGCCCACGATGTTGGACGCGCCGACGATGACGGCATCGAGGCCGTACAGGTCGACACCGGTGCTTTCCAGCAGGGTCATGATGCCTTTGGGCGTGCACGGGCGCAGCAGCGGGATACGCTGGGCCAGGCGGCCGACGTTATAAGGATGGAAACCGTCGACGTCTTTGTCAGGGCGGATGCGCTCGAGCAGCTTGGACGCGTCCAGGTGCGCGGGCAATGGCAATTGCAGGAGGATGCCATCCATCGCCGGGTCGTCGTTGAGGCTGTCGATCAGGTCGGTCAGGGCCTGCTGGGTGGTGTCGGCAGGCAGGTCGTAGGCCTTGGAAATAAAGCCGACCTCTTCACAGTCTTTACGCTTGTGCGAGACATAAACCTGAGAGGCAGGATCGCTGCCGACCAGGATCACCGCGAGGCCAGGCGTGCGCAAGCCTTGCTGGCTGCGCTCGGTGACTCGTTTGGCGATCTGCTGGCGCAGGCTGGCGGCGATTGATTTGCCGTCGATAAGTTGTGCAGTCAT